TTATTTAAGAGGTAGATTTAAAAATAATACAGGATTTAAATATTTATAAATGAAAGAAACATACTACTTCAGTCATGATTGCAATGCAAGGAATGACGTTAAAATACTAAAACTTCGCATGAAATTAGGCATGGAGGGTTACGGGATATATTGGTCAATTATTGAAATGTTGAGGGAAGATCCTACTTATACCCTACAAATAAAGTACATTGATGAAATTGCATTTAGCCTATCTGTAAAAACTGATATATTACATTCTGTTGTGCATGATTTTGACTTATTTACCATTGAAGATGAGTGCTTTTATTCTGAAAGGCTAATTCGAAGCATGGATAAATATAAGGAATTAAAGCAGCAGAAATCAGTTGCAGGTAAAAAAGGAATGAAGAAAAGGTACGATAATACTTCAAAATTGCACATATGATAACCCAAGAATCAATAAAGAAACTAAAAGATACAGTTTCACTTTATGATATAATTAATGATGAAATACAATTAAAGAAATCAGGTGCTTATTACATAACTAAATGCCCATTTCACGATGAAAAAACACCATCATTTAAGGTAAAACAATCCGATAATCATTTTAAATGTTACGGATGTGGTGCTTATGGTGATGTAATTGATTTTATTGTAAAATTGAAAAGCATATCATTTCAAGATGCAGTGAGATATATAGCAAATCAGAAAAACTTTGAATTAGAAGAGACATCAAATGAGGTTAAAAAGCCACAACCAAGGCTTGAAAAGATTGATAAAGTTTACATTGATTACTTTGAAAAACGTGGAATATCAAATAATACTTTATTGCGTTTTAAAGTAACACAGGCAACAGAATGGATGCCAGACGTACAAACTGAAATACCAGTAGTATGTTTTAATTATTTCCGTGATGATGAATTAGTAAATATAAAATTCAGAGGTAGAAATAAGTCATTTAAACTTGTAAAGGATGCTGAACTTATATTTTACAATCTTGATGCCATAAAAGACGATGATACAGCCGTAATTGTAGAGGGTGAAATTGATTGTATGTCAATGTATGAGGCAGGAATTTATAACTGTGTTTCTGTTCCAAATGGTGCAGGAAGTCATAATTTAACATACATAGACAATTGCATTAATCATTTAATTGATAAAAAATATATTGTCATTGCGGTAGACAATGACGATGCAGGAAACAAATTAAAGGATGAATTAATAAGGCGTTTAGACATTGAAAGATGCTTTTATATAGAATATCCTGAAGGTTGCAAAGATGCCAATGATATACTTTTAAAACACGGAAAGGAATATCTTAACTCATTGGTAACCAATGCAAAGCCATTCCCAATTAAAGGAATAGTTGATAGTGATGAACTATTACAAAGCATTGATGATATTTACATAAATGGTTATCCGAAAGGCATAAAAGCAGGAATTGAAGGATTTGATAATTACTTTAGTTTACTTGAAGGACTATTCACAGTAGTAACTGGTATTCCAGGTTCTGGTAAGTCAGAGTTCATTGATTTTATCATGGCTAAAACTGCACTTAATCATGATTGGAAATGGGGAATTATATCCTTTGAAAATACGCCTCCAGTATTTCACGCCACAAAAATAATAGAAAAGTTATCGGGTAAGGCATTCGACTTCAGGGTAAACCCAAATCATCGAGTATCAAGCTATGAACTTGATATGTACAAGGCATATTTATCTCAAATGTTCTTTTTTATCAATACTCAAGACACTGATGTTACACTTGAAGGACTACTAAAAAAGATAGGATTACTTGTCATGCGAAAGGGTATTAAAGGCGTTTTAATTGATCCGTGGAACTATATTGAGCATAAAATTGAAAGCAATGAAACGGAAACACAATACATTTCAAGAGCATTGACAACAATAAGAAAAGCAGCTATAAAATTAGGTATTCACATTATTGTTGTTGCACATCCTACTAAATTAAATAAAACAAATAATAAGTATGATGTACCTACACTTTACAATATTTCGGGTTCTGCACATTTCTTCAATAAAACCGATAATGGGTTTACAGTTTACAGAGATTTTAACACTAATGAGGTTACAATACACATTCAAAAAATCAGATTCTCTTTTTTGGGTAAACTTGGAGCAGTAAAATACAACTACAACACATTTACAAGACAGTACGAATACTTAGAAGATAACTAACTATAAATCAATAAGTTAATAACAGTGTTATAACAGTGTTATAACAGACTTTCATTCTGTTATATCAAAAGCTAACAAATTAAAGGAAATTAAATAAATACAGGGTGGTGTTGTGGCTTACGCCACCACCACAACATCAGAAAAATATTTCGCATGAAATATCTAAATCTGATTAATTTTGTTTAAATGGCAAAGAAAGGATTTTACATACGGCATAACACAAAAGACAATAGCATCATGCTTAATGTCTTTGTAGACGATTTTAAGGCGTATTTAGACACTTTGCCAAAAAATGAAGGTTGGATAAGGCTAAGGATATTTGAGAGGCAAGAAGTGGACTCTAAAGGCTTTACACACGATATGCAGGTGATTCATGCTAAAACAGAAAACTAATGGGAAGGAAAACGATAGTTGACGCGGATTTGAAAAAAGAAGCTTTTATAAAAGCTTATCAAAATAACTTTGGCAATGTTACACAATCTGTTGAGGCGGTTGGCGTGACACGTTCCGCATATTACAAGTGGGTGAAAGATGATCCCAAATTTGTCGCAAAACTTGAAGCAGTAGAACCAAAGGAGATTAAGAAGGATTTCATTGAAACGGCACTGATGCGGAAAATCCGTGAAGGTGATACCGCTGCAATCATCTTTGCGAGTAAAACGCAATTGAAGGACAGAGGTTACATTGAACGCCAGGAATTGACTGGAGCCGATGGCGATAAACTTGGAGCATTCACCGTAGAAATAATCAATGGGGCAACCGCTGAAAATACAAACAAGTAAAGTATTTGAGATCCTAAAGGATTCAGCAACCCGTATCACCGTGATGCAGGGCGGATCAAGGTCTGGTAAAACGTACAACATAATCTTGTGGTTTATAGTAAAACTCCTCCAAGAAAGGGGTAAAACGCTTTCCATTGTCAGGCAGTCCCTTCCAAGCATTAAGGGTTCGGTGCTGCGTGATTTCATTGAAATCCTGCTGAAAATGGGGATTTACGATGAGAGTAATCACAATAAAACCGAGCAGACATATAACCTCAATGGCAATCTCGTTGAGTTCGTTTCCGTTGACCAACCGCATAAAATACGGGGTAGGAAAAGGAGTTACCTATTCATGAACGAGTGCACCGAAATGTCATATGAGGCATGGGTGCAGTTGACCATGAGAACTGAAGGTAAAATTGTTCTGGATTATAATCCTTCAGATGAATATCATTGGGTATTCGATAAAGTCATTCCGCGTGATGATGCGGATTTTTACATCACCACGTATAAGGACAATCCATTCTTGCCGAAGGAATTGGTTGCAGAGATTGAACGGCTCAAGGATGCTGATGAAAACTACTGGCTTGTTTATGGATTAGGTCAGAAGGGAAATCAGAATGATACGGTTTACACCCATTGGAGGCCAGTAGCCAAGATGCCTGAAGGGGAGACTGTTTACGGGTTGGACTTTGGATTTAATAATCCATCAGCAATGGTTAAGGTGGTATTTTATGATGGAGGTATTTATGCAGAGGAGATGCTATATGAGACTAAACTGACCACGAATGACCTTGTAGAGCGGATTAAACTCATGGGTATTTCACCTTATGATGAAATATTCTGTGATTCAGCAGAGCCAAAAACAATTGAGGAACTTGTACGGAATGGATTCAATGCGAAGCCTTCGAACAAGGATGTATTTGCAGGGATTCAGAAGATAAAATCTTTGCCGTTCTTTGTGCATGATAGTTCAGTAAATCTTATTAAGGAACTGAAAAACTACAAGTGGAAAACTGACAAGAATGGAAAAAGATTGGATGAACCTGTAAAATTCAATGATCATATCTGTGACGCAGCGAGATATTGCATTTACACGAAATTAAACGCACCTCAATTAACTTGGGGAATAATATAACAATATGGGTATTTTAGATATATTCAAGCGAAAAGGACTAAATCCAAATATCGGAGCGCAAAGAGAAGTTCAAGCCGTTAATGGTGTTGTACTTCAGCCATACTATCAACAGGCTTATGTTGATGATGGGTACATGGGTAATTCCGATGTTTATGCGATTGTGACATTTTTAGCACGTAAAGCAGGGTCTATTCCGTGGTACGTGTACAAGATGAAACCAGGCGAGAAGGCGAAGACATCACTTGAAAGGTACAAACAACTTTCAAAAGGTCTGTACAACAAGGGTGCTTTTGAACGTGCTTTGATGGAGCGGAAGAACGCCTATGAAGAAAACATGGTTACTGGTACGCCTTTGGCTAAATTATTGGAGCGACCAAATCCCTCACAAGCACAAGACCAGTTCTTTCAGAACTTGTTCGGGTATCGCATTCTATCAGGAGAGGGCAACATCTACGGAAACGATGGTAACATAGAGAATGGTAAATTCGTTGAATTAAACGTGCTACCAACTCAGTTCCTTGAGATTTACCCTGATCCCAATGACCTTTACGGATTACTTGGTTACAAGCTAATGGTCGCTCAAGGTATCAACATACCTAAAGGAAATGTATGCCATTGGAAGTCTTGGAATCCAGATTTTAATGATGTGACTCGGTCTCACTTGCGTGGTTTGTCTCCAATTCGTTCAGCATGGAAACTCTTGAGGATGTCAAATAACGCAGCCGATGCGAGTGCTAAGATGACACAAAACGGAGGAGCGAAGGGTGCATTAGTCCCAGAAGTGGTAAATAATAATGTGCCACAAATGACACCTGAACAGGCATCAATGATTCAACGTGCAATCAATGAGCGGATAAACGGAACGGATAACAAGGGTTCTATTGGAGTGATGCAGTATTCTTACAATTACCTCAATTTTGGTTTGTCATCCGTTGACATGGAACTTGTGAAGACATTGCAGATGACACTTCACCAATGGTGCAGGGTATTTGGAATGCCTATTGTTTTGTTTGATACTGATACTTCATCATACAACAACTACACAAATGG